CTGCAACTCCGGCATGGCCTTATACGCACGCTCTATGGTGATCCGTAGGTCCTCGTCACGCGGAACCGGGACATTGATAATCCTATCACGGAAGAACTGCTCACTGACCAGACCCTTATCTACTAACTGACTCCAGGTCATCAGTCGCTGTGTCTCGTCAGTAGGAATCTCAGGCACAAGCAGAACCGTATTGGCATAGTTGCCTTTAATATCGCTGGCCCGAATAGAGATAGGCCGCCCGCGTTCACCCGCTTGATCGCCCGCCGCCATAACCGTGACGCCTTCGTCGTCGTCAAACACCTCCACCAACGACAATACAATCTCATTGGCGCGCTCGATAGCCGATTCCAAATTCATCCTGATCGTGTTAATTCTACCGCGTGCGCTGCTTGCCAACTGGTTGATGGCGTAACCTGACGAGGCGCCGCCCTCCTCACCGTACATGACAGAGGGAAACGTAGCCTGCTGTATCTGCGCATCAATAATCTGCAACAGCGTTGTCGCCATCGGAATGTTGGGGTCGGCGCGAATGACATCCAGGTTCTGTTCACCCGTTAGCTCGAAGACCGCTCCGGGCTTGATCGTAAGCGGCTGCTTCCAACTCTGGTCCTTAGGATTGCTGGCCTTGTAGATCGGCTCAGCGTAGTAGAGAAACATCGTACTCATACGGGACACCAACCGCGATTTGGCCGGCCATAAGTCCTTGAGTGGATGCAACAACGACAGACTACGTGCTGCCTGGTCCGCAATCGGCGCACCATCCCCCATCCACTCGATCATGGGAACATAGCGATACTTGGTTTTGGTTGGCTCTAACGCCCACTTATCATCGATCAGCACGCAATGTACGACTGCATCCGGCTCTGCAATCCACATCGAGGTCACTTTGTATTTCCTGTTGTCGCCCCGATGGGTCCCCCCCTGGCGCGAGGAGGTGTCTACCTCATCCAATTCATAGTCTGGATATGCTTGACGAATGTAATTGCGAGTCTCATCGTAACGATGAAAGGCATAATCGATACCCCAAGGTCCATAACAGAAACCGGTATTAAGCGGGTCGAGAAAGCGTAAACTGATAGGCGTCATACCTGCCTTACGTGCTCGCTCAGGCATCTCGAAACCCGTCCATTGAATCTCCATCACACCACGCCCGCGGACCCCGCTGTACCAGGCGCCATCCTGCATGAGATTGCGCCCGGCCTGCCGTCTAAGTTGCGCCCAGAACGCCGTTAAAAACTGTTCCAGCTTTTGACTGCGCTTGTCATCGTCCTCAGTAGTAGAAATGTAGGGCACCTCGATGCGCGGTTCGCCAGCTACAAAGCGAAGAAGCAACTGAATCACGTTGTAGGGATCAGCAGTAGCAATAGCCTCGACGCCGTCCTGGTGGAGATAGGTCTCTGACGTATCCACAAACGGCTGAAGCGCCCACATTTTTTCGCAGGCTTCGGCATTCTTGCGATAGTCAGCAAGCTCTCGTTCGATGTCTGCCACCATCGTCTTGATGTCATCAACGTCGTACTTCAATCAGACACCTCGTCTACCTCAGATACAACATAGCCTGCTGGCCAACGACCGAATAGGATAACCACGCCAACACAAACAGACCTAACGCATACAAGAACACCAGCCCGCACCCATCATCTTCACCATGTCCATCGCGCATCAGCGCACCGTCCTCGTTCTCTGCACTTGTAGCGGCTTTCTATCTACCCGCCGCCCCGCATCACTCCACGCCAACGCCAACGCCATCACACAATCGTCATGGTATCCTTCCGGCGCCGCATAACGAAGACCTCCGCCCGGCAATCGCGTCGCCTCGAACGCCTGCAGCTCGGCAATCAACACCGGGTCGTTGAGTATCTTGATCTTACCTTGTTCTAGCGCCAGCATCAATGCCTCGATTAGCTCCTGCTTGCTGCGATTGGTGGTCGTAAACTCCTGAAGCGGGACCCCAGCCCGGCGCAACTGTTCGGCCAACGGGTCGCCAATGCTGTTGCTCTCTGCGACAACCTGCCTCGCACTAAACGAACTAACTAACTGCTTGAGCCTCTCCAACTGTAGCTGATACTCGATATGGTTGCTGCGATCCAGGCGACATAATTCGCTAGTCGTAGCATCGATGACGGCGAAGACGGAGTAGTCCTCGTATTTACCCCAATCCACGCCAACGATGTATTCATGCCGAGGACCTTGCGTATCCAACTCATCCATGCTCCACCGCTGTGGCCGGGCTGTGGCCGCCTCACGAATGCCACGAAAGACCGCGCTGTCCTCCAAGAACTCAGCTAGATACTCCTGTTGGAACACGCGCTCCGGTAGGTCATGGCGAGCCGCCTCGATTTCGTCCGGACTGATAAACGGATTGGTGCGGGTCGGCATCTGCCAGCATTGCCAGTCGGACTGCAACGGGTCGAGGCCCTGCTGATACATCTGCCAAAAATCGTTACGGCCTTTGGGCGTACTAAAGAACCAGGCATAGCCGGCCAGGTCAGTCAACGTAGGACGGATAGCAGCAGCCCAAATAGTCAGCAGCTGCGGAACCATAGCAGCTTCATCAATCACAACACGACTGTACAATCGCCCTCGCCCGGCGTCCTCATCCTCCAACGTCCACATTTCGACCACACCACCACTCTGCAACTCAATACGCCTATCGGTTTTGTTAGATGCTACCGTCCACGGCGCGAGATCGAAGGCCAGGCGACGCCACACATCGCCAAGCAGTTTATAGGTGGGGGCAAACCAGGCAACTGGTTCATTCCTCAGCATGACTGTTTGTATGAGGAGCGCCATTCCCATTTCCGTTTTGCCCCAACGCCGACCACAGGCCACCACGTAGTAGCGTCGGCGACCCGTCATCGCCATCAGTTGACCCGGATGCGGCGTCATACCACGGGCGAGAGGTTGTGTCTGGACCATTAAGAATTATCACCTGCGTCCGGTTATCCGGCTGGCCGCCGGGTTTGTCCGGCGCAATGACGCCTGCCATCTGCAGCAGCGCCTTCCAGTACTCG